TTTATTAAGAGATAAGTTTTACAAATTAAAAGAACGAATAAAGGTAGAAAAATGGGAACGTCCAGATTTTTTTTACGACACACAATTAAAGTTAACCTATAGAAATTCTACAATGGAAAACTTTGAAACAGTACCAAATGAATATTAATACATAAATCCATAAAAATGAGTATAGACATCACCCAATTAACGCCAGAGCAAAAAGAACAATTACACGCAGATTTTTTAGCAGAACAAACAGTTAAAAAGCAAAAGATTAAAGATGATAAGATTACTTATAAAAAACTTGCAGAAGAATTTGTAGATAAAAATATTGATGGATTAATTCATCATAAAGAAATTACAGGTTTTCTTATTGATGCTACAATGGATGACTTTAAAACCATTAAAGAGTTAAAAGCAGAAATATATGGCTTAAAAAAACAAGATAGCCATACAACCACTTTAAAAGATGGTTCTGCATCTATTAGTATCGGTCAAAACATTGTAATAAAATTTGATGGTACAGAAACTGCAGGAATCGAAAAAATTAAAGACTACATGAAATCGCTTTCTGGAGATAGTGAATCTGCTAAAAAGTTGGGTAAAATTGTAGATAAGAAATTAAAAATAGATCCAAAATCAGGAGGTTTAAATCCATCTGCAATTATAGATTTAGACACTCTTAGAGATGAGTTTAATAGTGAGCTGTTTTCTGAAGGTTTAGATATTATTAAAGCTGCTCAAATACGTACAGTAACCAGTAAGTATGTTTCTGGTTATAAAATTATACCTATTGATGAAGAGCGAAGTGAAAAGCTAGAATTTAGATTTACTATTTAATGAAACTCCTTTTCATTCTATTATTTATAATATTCTATTGGTGGGTAAAAGATGAAAAACCACCAGAAAACTTTAATTAAAAACCATTTCCCTTTACTGTTGGAGTAGTTAGTTGGGGGACTAATTGCAGGTTCGACTCCTGCCAAGGGAACAAAAAAGGAACCGTCAAGGATTCTTTGACAGTTCGAAAAACCAAATTAACATGAAAAAACAAAGCAAGCAAAAAATTGAAAAAGATAACAGAAGTTATTTAGAAGTCAATCCGTCTGTTCAGAGAAATAAAGCAAAAGTAGCATTGGCAAAAGCAAAGGAAATTGAAGCCAAACAAATTGCTGCAGGCAAAAAGTGGCATGTTTCTCCAGATGGTAAAACATCATACTTATCATAATGGAAATTCTTACAAAACAAATAAAGCAAATTCAATCAATTCTTAGCAAAAGAGAGTTAGATAGAGAGGAGCGTTTAGACTTTTTATCAACTGAATTAGATAGAGAAATTACTACTACCAAAGATTTGAGTTTTGTTGAAGCTGATGAACTTATCGGCTACTTAATCACTGGTAAAAAGAAGCCTGCTAATTGGGCTTATTTTGATAAAGAAAACCCACAGCATAGAAAACTGTTAAGCCAGTTAAGAATAGCGCAGTGGGTTGTTAAAAAAGAAAAGTACGGCTTTGTAGCAGATTTAGAAAGGCTAAGTAATTTTTTAAAATCGCCAAAAAGCCCTGTGAATAAACCACTAAAAAAGATGTCTAAAACAGAAGTTAGTAAAATAGTTTTTGTTTTTGATAAAATAATCAAAGGAACCTTTAAAATATAAAACTATGAGCTACAAATTTAAAGAGATAAGTCCAGAGACTTATCAAGTAGAAGACCACACCATTATTAAAGACTGCAATGGAGAATGGGTTGCAAACCCACCAATTGAAAAACCAAGCTTGCAAAAAGCATTTTTAAACTATGTAAATTCTTTAGATAATGAATGATGACAAATGCCCAACGTGCCCAAAATATGGAACAGGAGCTCATTGTGATTGTGGATCATCAAGAGCTGAAACTTCAATGCTTTTAGTTGTTTTTGTTACTTTAATTCTTTCTGCAATTTGTTGCTTCTTATTAATAATATTTTTCGGCTAATGAAAAAGAAATGCAACCATCCTAAAGACAAAAGAACAATAGCTGTTGTTGAAGCAGCTGTTGGTTGTGAAACTACTCGCGTTAAATGCACTGTTTGCAATAAGTACTTAACAGAACCCAAAACAGATTGTTAAAATGACCACCCACTACAATATTAACCTAGTTAAAACCAATACAGATTTAAAGCTCACTTATAGAGACGGTAAATTTCAAAATTTAAAGCATTTACGTGGCACTTTTGATGCTGTAATGATAAAGTATATAGGTTTTGTAATTCCACCAAAAGAAAGCGATTTAGAGGCTTTTATTTTATCAGAAAAAGGAAAAGTTATTTACACATCAGAAGTAAAAAAAGCAGTTTCAATTTTCAGCCAATTTAATGCCGTTTGGTTTGCTTTCTTTAGAAAAGAGAATAACAATATAGAACCAAAATTTACAGGTGCAGATGGTAAAGCTTTAAAAGGAATTATTGGTCATTTTAAAATAATCAATAATGGAGATGAAGCCGCAGCACTTGCTAACTGGAATTTACTATTAGAAAACTGGAGTGAGTTATCAGAATTTCATCAGAAGCAAATGGATCTAAAATATATTAATTCGAAACTAAATGTCATCATCAGAGAAATCATTAAAAACAACGGAGATAACACTTCTGGAACTAACGGATCAGTTAGTTTATAAAAACAGATCTGTAGTTAAGCATTTTGGCAATTTAACATTAACAAAAGCTTTGGCTAGTAATGGTGTTAGTATTGGTGCAATTGCAAAAGAGGATGAAGATAAAGCAGTTAGATGCATTAGTAATTTATTTAAATCTGTTGCTCTGTATTTCGACTCGAAATTATCTCAAGAAAAAGCAGAAGTTATAGCAACCGAAATTCTGTACAAGTACGAATACAGAAGTTTAAAGCTAGAAGATTTAGTTGTTATCTGCATCCGATTAAAAGAAAGTGAGATTTATAAATTATCTCCTGCACGCATTTTAAGAGAAATTAAAAGCTACTCAAAAGAACGTGAAGCTCTGGCAATTAAAAACAGTATTAATGCAGGTGCGGGTGTTAATATGAATGAAGGCATTGAAAAACGATTAAAAAAACACTTTAGATCTATTCCTAATCCAGAGCGATTAGCTTCTAAAAGATTCGGTATTGATAACCAATTTAAAAAGTAATTAAACAGCGTTTAAAGGCAAAAGAAAAAGATATTATGACAACAGTACAACAAGATTACATTAAAGAAAATAGATTAAAACAATCTATGTTAGATATGGCTTATAGTTTAGGCGTTTCTTATAATAAAGTTAGAAATTATATGATTGCTAATGATTTACAGGTTCCAAAGCTCCAGACTTATAAAATTAGAGCTGCTAAAGTTAGAGCCGCAAAGGAAAAGAAAGGTAGTAATGACTCTAGGCCTTGGAACTGGAATGCGCTGCCTTAATTGAAAGAAAAAAGTATACCTATAATAGTAAAATAATTTAAAACAAAAAAAATGATAAAAAGAACCAGAGCAGAAATGCCAAGATTAATAATTCACAAAGTAGCCAATAAGTTTAACAGCGGTAAAAATGTCTATTCAGATGAAACTGTAAGGTTTGATCAAGAAAGTTATGATTTGATGAAAAACTTTTTGACAAAACCATTTGGCACTTTAACACAAAGTTATCGATTTAACCACAAAACAGATGTTCGTTTAAATGAAATGAATGAGTGTGCTTCAGAAATTTTTAAAGATGAAAGCTTATTTGTTGAATACTCAAAAGAAATCGTAAACCATTTATATGAACAATCAAACTCAGCACAAATAAAAACAGGAGATGTATTGGTTGTATTTTTTGAAGGAATAGAATACAAAGACATTTTAACTGAGGCAATCGGAGTTTTTAAAATAGAAAACAAAGCAGATTTCTTCCAGACTTACCAAGAAAACGAAAACTTTGATGTTGCATTGGTAAGAGGAATTTCTACCAACAAGATTGATAAGGGATGTTTAATTTTAAATACTTCAGATACAGAAGGTACTGTTGTTTTATCTGTAGACAATAACAGCTACGATGCTCAGTATTGGATTAAAGACTTTCTATCTGTAAAACTGGCAGAT